CGATTTTTATCCATCATAGCATCTCTAACATCATTTAGCTTATAATTTAAAGCGTTGCTCTTGCTTTCTTGAGCTGTTTTAGCATTCTTAACACGTAACTTTGGATACTTCTTTTCTAAATTTTGTACCTGTTTAATTCTTATCTTAACGAACTCTTCATCAGATCCACCAGACATCATCTTTGCTTTATCAAAGTTAGATGTTGCTTTCTTAATAGCTTCATCTACTGGCATTCCTGCAGTTCCAGCCAGCTCTGCTGCATCCAGCATAATCATTCTAATTCTTAGATCATCTTCATATCTTGGATTATTTATAAATCTTAAATATTCTTTGTATTGTTTTTTAAATAGTCTTTCGTCCATCTTGCTAGATGGTGTCTTATCTGTCTTCTTCCCATAGCCAGGAATACCGTTCATAATCTGCCCACCAAAATTGTATCCGCTATTTGCTGCATCAACTGCTGCATAAAGCTCAGGCATTCTTTGAATTTGAGGACCAAAAACTACTTCCCGTGGAGTAAGAGCTGCTGTAATATTTCCACCGTCATTTAAATATGTGCTTGGAGCCATTGCAACTAATGGGGCATTTGCTGGATCCATTGCAGCTTGCTGGTTCAAAACATATCCGCCTAGTGGAACACTTCCCAATCTATCATCATAGTCTACTGAAGATGGTCCTGAAACCACTGTTTTGTTTGGACCAAATGATTCAATGTCTCCACCTATATTAAATTTAGGCATTCTTGTTGTTTGAATACTGTAAGGTGCGCCAAATGTTCTTACACCACGGACTCTTCCAAACTCTTCCATGACGGCAGCATTTGTCTTTTTCTTATACAAATCTCTAAGTGTAAACTGTCCATTAGCATCAACAACTGGTTGATCCATCATTGGAGCTCTTGTTAAATCAATTGTTCTTCCTCGTCCAGCAGCATACATACTTACTGCTGATCCCATGTCTGCTTCTATTTGTGCATTAAGTGCAAGTATTCTTGCTTTTGCTTGATCAACAGTAATTTCTGCATTTCTCATTTGTTGAACAATTAATGCAGATTGAGTTGCTGCGCTATCTGCAAATCTTTGAGTTATTGGAAGAATATCATCGAATGTATCTAGCAGTTCTCTGCTTACCGTTCCACCCATTGCAATTGTTTTCTTTAGATTTGCAACTTCTTGCTCTGTTTGCATTCCTAGAGTTGCCATCAACGCATGGAATTTTGCAGCCTCTGGCGCAACAATTCCTGTTGATATTCCCTTTACACTTGTTAGCCCTTCAACATTCGGAAGTCTATCGTGCATATAAATTTGAGGGGTTCTAGATATTCCTCTATTTACTGGTATAGCTCCTGGCACACCACCAAACAAGGTGGCTGGGTTATTAGGATCTCTTGGTCTAATGTGAGACATTGCTCTAGTATTAAGATCTCCAACATATGGATCGTTAGGGTCAACTACTCTTCTTCCATGAGCAGGAGCAACAATTGCATTTCCAGCAACTGTAGACACTCCTGCGTTTACTGGAACTGCGCTCTTCATTGATGCTGCTTGAAGGTTTTGATAATCTAAAACAAGTTTTTGTAATGCATTATGAAGAACTTGAGCTGCAGCGGCATCTGAATAAAATGCATTCTCAACCATTTCTGCTGCTTTTTGAGCAGCAATAATTTCTGGAGTAAGCATCTTCCATCCATTTGCTCTCATAAAGAAAGATCTAAGCTGGACTATTCCCTTTGTTATATAACCAAAGAAGTTAGCAAGTACACCAGTTAACATAATTAGTGGACCAACTAATGCTGTAAATCCTGCCATAAATGTGAGAGCTTTTTTAATTGGTGTTGGCAACTCAGTAAAGAAGTTTAGAATTTTTGATGCTGCATTTATAAGCTTTGTTGCTACTCCAAGAAACTCTTCTCCAACGCTTGCAAGCTCTGCTTTAAGGCTTTCCATTGCCTTTCTATATTTACCAGATGCAGACTCTGTAATCATTCCTAATTCTCGCTCTGCAATTCCCGCCAAATCTGAAGTACTTGCTTTCATTAAATCCATAACCTGAAGCGTCTGGCTTCCTTCTTTTCCAAGGTTGTTTAGGAGTGCGCTCATTCTTGCAAACTGGAATTTACCAAACATTTGTTCTAGTGCTCTAGCTTTGCTTAAAGGATCTAGTTTGTTAAGAGCTGTTTGTAAATCTGTAAGCATTCCAGTTGTGTTTCCAGTATTTTTTGCAACCATACCCAGAACATCTATGCCGAAATCAGACATCATGCCAACTGTTTGCTTTGTTGGATTAATAAGAGAAGCCAAACCTGACTTTAATGCGTTTGCACCTTCAGATGCGTTAATTCCACCCTCTCTCATTGCAGTCATGTAAAGAGCTAAATCTTCAATGCTGCCTCCGAGCTGCTGTATAACTGGACCAGCTTTTGGAATTGCTTCCACTAAGTCATTAAGTGTTGTAGAAGTCTGGTTTTCAACTGCGTTAAGAAAGTTAATTGATTCTGTAAGCTGTTGTGTATTTTGCTTAAAAGCTGTTTGAATTGAAAGAGTAGCCTTCATGGCATCTTGTCTATCTACTTCTCCAAGGATTGCAAGTCTGGTTGTTTCTTCTATGGAACCTAAAAGGTCGTTGCCCATCTTTCCAGTTGCCGCAATATCTGCACCTAGGGCAATCGTATCTTTAAAAGAAGCTCCCATTGTTTGAGATAAAGATTTTGCTGTCTGTACAACTTCTTCTCTAATTGCTTTTAAGTCGGTTGCAGAAGTTGCAGCTAGCCCACCATAAACTTTTGTAAGTCTTACAAGCTCTTGGTCTGCTTCTCTAAAAGCTTTTCCTGCTGCAGCACCGAACATTGTTAATGGAACTGTAAGTCCAACTGTAAGCTGACGACCTGCCCACTGGGTATTTTTACCCCAGTTAATTAAAGATCCTGCTCCTTCAGATAGTGCACGATTCATTATCTGAAGTTCCATGCGAGCTAGCTGTGCGCTATTTTTTACGGCATCCAAACCTCTTGGAATCATAACGTTGTACTGCATTAGACCTTGAGCATTTCTACCTAAAGGTTGTAGAACTGAGTTTTGAAGCATTACCTGCTCTTTGGCAAGCTCCCTTATCATTCCCTTTTGAGTTGTAGCATGCTCTCTAAATGTCTGGAAATAGTTCTTAAGCTTTAATCTTCCAGAGTCTAGGTTTTTACCAAACTTATCTACATCAGAATTAAGGTTTACAAAGTGACTAGAAAACTGTCCGCTTCCAGTTAGTGTATCTCTAAATAAGTTATTTGCTAATTTTGTTGAAGCAGATATTGCTCTATTCGATGAAAGAAGTTCTCTTTGTAATTGTTGGAGACTAGAACTAGCCCTGTGTACTTCAGACACAAGGCTAGACAAGTCGGCTTTGGCGACTATACTGGTTACAATTTGTTCGTCAGCCACTAATTACTCCTAGAGTATCCTAACCCTGCGCCAATTCCAAATCCAGCTTTTGCTGCGAAGGGCCCTTGTAAACCAACAACATCATCTGCTGATGCATTTATTCCAAGTGCTCTTCTTTGGATATCTTCAAAGGTAGAACCTTTTTCTTTTTCTTCTACACCATCATCTAATTGTATTCCTTTTAGTGACGCTGCAAATTTTCTTTGGTTATGCTCTTTCTCATTTATCGCTGTTATGGTTTGAACCAATTCTGGCATTGATAAATTTTCTTCTAATTCTTCGTAATTCTTCCAGTGACCCAGAAGAAAAACTTGTCCTTCTAAAGCGGCTAAATCTAGTTCTGACCAGCCAGTACCGCTGCCGCTATTAGGTTTGGGTCGTCCATCTTGATTCCTCCGCAAACTTCAAGGATTCTATTAATTGTTGGAACATCCAATGCATCTTCTAGCTTGTCAAGATCAGCAACTAGGTCTGGAAGCTGTGTTTCTAGTGCTACTCCGCATGCTTCAACCAAAATTCCAAGTGTTGCTGTTTCATCTTCTGCATCTTGAACTTTCTTAATTACTTCCATAAACTTTCGTAGCTGCTTGATTGATAGTGGCTTGAGCTTTACTTTAGCTCCGCTTTGTAGTTCAATCTCTTCTACATCATATACTGTTGTTGCCAATTTATCCTCCTTAAGGATCGTCTAAATTATTATAGCATAACCATTATAAGGGTACAACAGCAAAGCCCCCAATTTCTTGGGGGCTTTGATATTAATTATTAATATAATTAAATTGCTAGAACGCGGTCAATAATCTTACCGTATTCTGAACCAGCGTGAGCTGAGTCACCTGATGGTAGAAGACGGAATGTTACTGGGAATGTTGTTGCTGCTGTACGAGCCAAAGAGAACTGTGACTGTTCAACAGACAAAACACGACGTGCATAATATACACGCTCAGTTGCTGATGCTTCTGAAGTTGGAGCCTGTCCAATTGCAATTAGTTGACGCTCTGTTGGAGCTGCACCTAGTGCACCTGCTTCCAAACCTAGTGTGTCAACTGCTGTTGCACCTGTTCCTGCTGATGTAAGTGTTGATCCCTTTTGACCAAATACTGCAAGAACGTTCTCTAGAGTACCTTCTGCCATTTCTGTTGAGATCTGAACCATCATTGCAGACTTAAACAGCTTAGCTGTATCTAGCAACTGGTCAACAGTTACTGAGTCAAATGTTGGTTGGTAGCTGATCTGTAGACCGTTATTTGTGTAACCAACGTTACGGTAAGCTCCACCAATTGCTGGTGTTGATTCTGAAGGTGTTGCTGTCTGAGTAGCACCTGTTGTTGTTAAGACTTTATTTAGTGTTGTAGTGTAAGACTCTCCTGATGAGAATGCTGGTACAAAACGGTTCTTTGATGCAACAAAAGCGTTTGCTTCGCCTGCATCCATGCTTGAATCGTAACCAGATACTGTTGAGTCTTCTACTGACAAGAATAGTGGTGATGCTCCAACAAGAATGTTGCGGGCGTCTCCTGTATTTTGATATGCCATAATTGTATTGCCTCCTGATTTCATATGAAATTAATATATATATTTTGGCTGGCTAGGCCCTTTCCTCTGTTCTAATTTTACTCTACTAGCTTATAAAAGGCAAACTAGGCAAATCTACCTTTGCCATCTAATATTCTTGAGTACTTTATCTCTAATATGACATCTGCTGCATAGAATCCTTGGATTTCTTCTGATGGGGCTGTAGATGATATATCTGCTACCTGAATGCTATAGAACTTGAATTTATCTGATAATCCCGCCCACTTATTAACATCTCTTGCAGACTCATCCATTCTTCTAAACTCATCAGTTAGGAAGTTTCTCATCTCAACAATATCCAGAATGTCTGGTGAATATAGGGTTAATAGGATTTGCTCGCAACATATCATCCAGTTATTCTCATAGGACATACCTACCTTGTCGTAGACTATGTGCTTCTTACCGCTCAAGAATTGATTCATTTCTGGCTGTTGCTGAACTGGCACTATTGGAACAAGAGCTTCTCCAAGATTGTCTGAATAGTACTCATCTTCATCAAATATACCAAGAAGTGTGAGTCTGTTCCATAAGAACTTTCTTATTTCAAACATTGAATCTAATTTATAATTAGCCATTTACTAACCTCGCAAATGCTGCCGATGTAGCAGCTTCTGCTTCATTTGCCAGCTGATTTGGCGAGAAGCTATATTTAACTGTTCTAATTTGTGCTGGAACACCTAATGCTCTAGATAATGATGAGTTAAATAATCTTTGAAATCCCGATTTTTTTATTGACATGTTGACTAGCTGTCCAGTAAAGAAGTATCTATACTGTGCAAAGAATGCATTTTTAGTTGCCGCTCCGCCTGGCTTTCTAACAGTAACTGATTGCCCCTTTGGCATGAATATAGTATATCCATCTATATCAAACACAAGTCTTTCTGAAAATCTTGGAGCAATAACTACAGTCTTTCCTTGCTCCATTATTTCAGCCTTTTTTACAAAGACATGCTTATTCTTAGAATTTTCAGAAGGTACGAAAGATTTAGAATCGGTCAATTCATAATTGAGTTTTAATGATAAGCCATCTGCTGGAAGTTGTTTTAATTTAAACAATCTTGCCTCGTCTTGACCCACCCTGTCCCACTCATAAACGTGATGAAAAGATTTTGGGGAAGTTCTTGATTTTGCATCAATATAATCACCAAAGTCAACTTGCAATTGATCAAATATTACATTTCTAAATGCTGATTGGAATTGAGGATTTGATGCTAGCTTTGCCATAACATTTGTTTTATAAAATAATGCTGCAGATATCTGAGCTACTGTGCTATCTTTTATAGCACCGCTTGCGGGTTTGTTAGACATTAAGCTAACTAGACCGCTTGCTGCTTTAATAGCTAAAATTTCAGATGCCAATTTGCTGGTTCTCCGCTCTCTGCAATGATGCGTTATATCCGACAACATTTCCAAAAGGATCTGATATAGGGGTTGTTCCTACTACATCAAACACTGTTGGTGTGTCGCTTGGGTAATTTAGCTCGTACCATATAGGCTTACCGCTAGCATCTCTAATATTTTTTACTTTATCTCTTGGGGTTAATCTTTCTGATGTTCTAACTTCTGCATATTGATTATTAGAATATTTATTTGAAAAATTTTGATTATCGTTTGTTCTGTTTCTACTTTCTGTAACTATTCCTCTGGCATAGCAGTCTAATGTTTTTATATAGGAAAACTCTCTAACAATTGCACCAGTATCTTTATTTTGTTGCTCTTGTTGTCTATATACATCCATTTTCATGGTCATAAGACCACTAACTGCCTCAAACATTATAGTAATACCATTTGAGTTGTAACGTAGTCTGCTAGAAGCTTGTCAGCATAGGAAGATCCCGTTCCGCTAAATGCTTCAGAGGAATACTCAAAATCCCAATCTGTTGTAGATATTTTCTTAATATATCTTTCTCTCCAGACTCTGTCTTTTGCAAAATACATCTTCATCAGCTCTACTGAGGCATCACGCACTTCGTTTGGAACGTTATCCCACCCAAATCTAGCGTAAACTTTATAAGATTGAGATCTTCTAAATATGTTTGGCGAAGAGTCATTTATTGACGGAGGAACCATTCCGTTTGCAATATACACATCATTATTTAATATTGATGACTGATTAACTCTTATTCCAAACCCACTTGCGGTATTCTCTATAACCATTCCCAATGAGTTTATGTTATTAATATTATCTATTAACAACTGGTCATTGGCATATAATGTGTGTAGCCTATTTATTTTAATTGGGAAAGATAATGTATCTGAATCATCACCAATAGTAGAAAAGTTTGAGTCATATAAATAAAACTTTTGGCCAGTATATCCTTCTATTATGTTTCTAGCATATCTTTCAGCCAATTTTAGCTCTTGATAAGTTTTATGGTTTGGATCATTAGAGTCTGAGCCAAACCCTATCTCCTGTGCTGCCTCTTGAATATCTACATATGGAGTAACTACATCAAGGTACGTAGTACTAGAGTAAGCAACTGAGTCATACTGCCAATCCCAAACTAACTTAAACTTTCTATTTCTTGTTGAATGCTGCACTGGCAGATAAACACTAAATGATCCTTGGTCAACTTCACTCGCTTCTGCTGTTACAGTAGCAATAATTGATGAGGGACTAATCTGTGGAGAAACAAGCGGATCGCCAGTTATGTCATAAAATTTTACAACTACGGATGATGTTGGCGTTATAGCTTCACCTTTTACGTAAAGTTTTGTTGTTGCTGCCGTGCTTGTGTTTATGTATATCTCTGCCATGTGTTAGGCTTAGTTGTAGTACTCCTGTACTTCTCTAGGTGTAGCCAATCTAAACCCTTCCTCCTTATCAAAAATTTCTTGAGCCAAATCTGGCTTCATTGCTACAAATGGGTGCTCGATGGTGAATGTAAATCCAAGTGCATCGTATCTGTAGTTTGGTCGATCCATCTTTACAAGAACCATATCTTCATCAAGCTTTTGATTTGGATCAAGTCTAGGAAGAATTTCATCTGCATCTTCTTTTGCGTTCTCTATGTTTTTAAGTGTACCTTGGTAAACTGACCAAGTTACTCCTTCTTCTGTTAGTGCTGCAATAACATCTGCTTTATTTTTTAGTCCATCAACATCAACTGCGAAGTCCGCTGCTAACGTCTTTAGATCTTTGACCTTAAGTGTGTCAAATGACATGTGTATACTCCTTTGGTATGTATATAAATTATAGCACTATAAAATTAAAATGAAAAGCCCCCAAAATTAATTGGGGGCCTTTCGGTAGTTATTTCTTATTTAATTAAGAAGCAACCTTAACGTCTTTTACGACTACCCATGCATCTGCCTGCTCAATTTGGGTACCCACACGAGTATACATTGTATATTCGATTGAGTCCTTCTTTGGCCAGAAGAAGCGGTAAACAGTTACATCACGCTTGATACCAATAACAACGTTATTTGGGAATGTCAAGTGGACGTCTCCGTGCTCTCCTGTTGGTGTTGCATATGAACCTGTCTGTGTTTCCTTAAGTAGTGGAACTTCAACAATTGGAATACCAAATGCGAATGGTGCCACATATCCTGCTGGACCACCTAGACCACCCTGGTCTCCACGGATAATGCTTGAAGCAATATCTTGTGGGTTAACGTTCTGGATGTTCTGTGATGTTGAGTACAAGTAGTCTTGAATTAGGTTTGAGCCTGCAAGGAAGCGTAGGTCTGGACGACGTTGCTTGTACTTACGTGGCATAGCCTTTAGTGCCTTGTTGAAGATGTCACGAGACACGTTTGCGCCCGCTCCAGCTACTACACGACCATTTGTCTTTGCAATCTTGACAATACCATCAAATGCCTTGTATAGGTTATCTGAAGATAGCGCTGTGTTACCGTTAAGGACTACATCCTCTAGGTCGTTACCAGCCTGTGTTGCCATAAGTCTTGCAATGTGATCTTCTAGATCAGCACCCTCAATGTTATCTTCTAGAGACTCAGTTGAAAGTTCCCAATCTAGGCGAAGCTTCTTTGTTGTGAGAGAAATCTTTGAGAACTGTACGGCTGCATTTGAGCCAGTGTTCTCTGCTTCGGATGCAAGCTTCATAAGCTTCTCTCCGACGCCGATACGATCAATCTCTGTAGTGTCAGCTCTCATTCGAACTGTACGTGCTACTTTACCGATTACTGTTGCATCGAACATGTAATCAAGGAATCTTGCGGATTGCTCAGGATTGAGCAAGCCTCCCTTACCCTCGGAACCTACGTGAATTCCGTCGGTAGGGTTTGCTGAGCCTGTCATTCCACCTGTTAGTGTTGTGTTTGCTTCAGCTGCTTTTGCTAATAGTTCATTACTCATTAGTTTTTCACCATACCCTTATTTTGTTAATTCGCTAACGGAACCGAGGAAAGTGCCGTTCCATTTTGATTTTTTGATTGTTGTTACTCCAACTGACCCGCCAAGGTCAGAGGACTTCTTGATTGCAGTGTCTGATTCTACTGCGTCTACTCTTTTTTCAACTGTGTCCATGATGGACTTAATTGAATCAACTGCTGTTGAGAGTTCTGTGTGCTTTTCTGCTAATTCTGAAATTCTCAAATCAACATTCTTGCTAAAAGCTTCGACTGTCTCCTTGATTGTTGAAACCTGAGCAGCGTTTGCCTCAGAGGCCTTTTCCAAAGTCTCTGAGAAGAAACCCTTAAGGTCGCCTAGCATCTTAACAAAATCAGGTGATTCCTGTTCTGTTAGTTCTGCTGATTTTTCCAGAACTTCGGCAGAAGTTACTTCAGCTACAACTTCAGCAGACTCTTGTTCTACTGGTGCAACTTCTTCAATAATTTCTGCAGGTGTTTCTACAACTGCTTCTTCTACTACTGGAGTTGCTTCTGTTACATTAAGCTTTTCCACTTCATTTCCTCCTTCTGCAATTGCCATATTTATGTTTGTGTTGTCAGGCAATGTTTGCAATCTTGATCTACGTGAATCAAGAATCTTCTCTATTTCTTTTCCTTTGTTTACGTCGTTTGATTCTACCCATCCAATGAGTTCTGTTTTTTTACCAGTAACTGGAGATATGTATTCTGATTCTGTTGACATAAATACAGAATCGCTTTCTGCACAATAAAAAATATTTTCCATTTTAACATCTGCTGCGATGCCTTTAAAAATCATTTGTCCATTTACTTTTTCAATAGATAAAATGTTACATAGTTCATTTGCTGGTGAATCAACGATTGATAGTTCAACTAGTGCATAGTCTTTGATAAATCTTACTGATGCTCCTGTTGATTTGTTTACTTCGTTATCTGATTCAATAATCTTTCCGCCGATGGAAAATCCTGTTAGTGTTCCGTCTAGAACCTTTTCCCAAGTATCCTGAGCGCCCTTAGAAATGTATGCATCAACGTAAACACCGTTGTAAAATTCTTTTGTTGCAGGGTCATAAAAAGTTTCTGGTCTAAATGATGCCACCTTGCCAACTGCAAGTGGCTGATGCATTTCTCTTAAGTTACCTCTAAAGCTTTCAAACGCTTTCATGCTAGCTTCTTGGGTAACGACATCACCAGTCTGATCCAGGTTATCTAATGTTGCGAATCCTGAGACTGTTCTTTTTTCTCTATTGACCTTCGTAAATGGAACTGATAAATTAATAGCATTTCCATTAGAAGACCAATGTGACTTTTCTATGATCATATGTTATATATTATAGAGATTGTTGTATCAAAAGGCAAATAAGTAGTTGAGTAGGACTAGTTGACTTGTCTTCCATCTCCCTTTGCATTTCTGCCCTCCCCAGATTTATCTGGAGAATTGGCCGATCTTTCTTGGTCACGTGCTCGGCTTTGATTAGCCTGAGCCTTAACTTCGGCTGCCTGGGCTGCTAAATCTACTGGAACATCCCCGCCGTCCCTTGGGACCATTCCCATTCTAACTCTAATCTCATTTGGAGTTATTACCTGGAATCTAAGATATCTTTCATCAATCTTTGACTGGGTGTCTGCATCTGTAAGACTTAACTCGTTAAATTTAAGCTCTAGCGCATCGGTCATTTCCTGAATAATTTTATTTAATTTCTTTTCTAGATTTTCTTGAGCTGGTCTACAAACTTGCTCTTTAAATGTTTTATCTGCGTCTCTAGCTGCGGCAAGGTTTATGCCTGCTGGGGTACCAATTTTGTTAATTGGAACTCTGTGAGCCATTAGTATTTCATCTCTATTAGACTGGCGGTATATATTAAATGAAGACTCTTGTGATCCCGCCTCAATTGGCTCCATCTTAAACTCAGTCTTTGAATCTGGAGAATCTGGAGGAAGAGGAATATACAGGGACCTATGGTTCTTTCCTCTTAATCCTACCTGAAAAAACTCAAGCAATTTTCTTTCTGACTCTGTAGAAAGCTTTGCTCCTTTTACTGTAATAATATAACGGGGAACCGCTTTATTTTCAAAGTAATCTAAGTTATATTTACCAGCAAATTCGTTTCCTGCCATTGCATTTTGTGCAGCAATAATATCTGGAATTCCATAGTAATTATTCTTAGGGGTGTACTTCTTTAAATGAATTATTTCATTAGGTCTATCTTCTTGGCCAGCAATTGGGTTTACAGTTTCTGTGTCTCCAAAGTTTCTAAAGAATACGGCCTTGCCGTAAAGAAGCTGTATAAAACCGTCTCTAAGGCGTCTGACACGCATTGTTTTGGAAGGTATGTGTCCTATGTACCCTATCTTGCCAGTCGTCGTTCTACCGACCTCCAGATACCCATTACCAGTAGCCTCTATGTCAGTGTAGAACTTTATAAGTGTTTCTTTAAATGTTTCATCTTCATTGCAATCTTCTAGCCAGCGATGTAAGTCTTGCTTAATTCTATTTAGCTTCTTACGTGCTCTTTCTAGCTGTTTTTCATCTTCTATATCTTCAAGTGTGTCTGTAGTTTTTTTAGATTCAATAAAGTCAAATCCCAGACCTACAATGTTAGCAACCTTTGCATTTATTGCTGCATAGTTGTAAGGCGAAATCTCATAAATTGTTGAAAGATAATCTAAATTATATTCTGGTTGGATTAGGTCAAATGTTGCGTATCCACTGACTGCTTGCTGATGCTGAAGCTGCTGGCTTACTGATCCATCTTTACCAGTAAAAGCTTTTTGAAGATCTCTAGAAACTTTTCTTCTAAATGACGCTCCAAGCCCTGATAGCTTTAATACTTCTTCTGCGTCTATATCAAACAGGTCGTCAGATTTTTGGCTAGTAGGATTATTAAATCTCATCCAGTCTGCAACGTTAGATATCTCTACATTGTCTGATAATAAGTCTTCTTGATATTCTTTCATTTTTTACCACCATTCAGTCTAGCCATCTCTTCTTTATGAACACCAATGTCCAAAGGATCTGGGGTTAGTCCCCACCTCAATCTTTGCTTTTGATACTCGAACTCTTCATCATCAATTTGTCGGCTTCCTTCAATAAACTTAGGCTGACCAACATCAATTCCATAGTGTGCTACAGCTGAGGCTAGCAAGGCGATTCTTTCTTTATTGCCAAGCATTGATTGTATCGACAAGAAGTTATTATCTTCATCGCCAACCCATCGTCCGTCAGGCATTTCCCAAACATAGACTCCTAGCCTGGTTTCTCCAGACTTCATCTGAGCATTTATTCTTTTTATATCCATAGTTAATTATT